CCTGCAATGCCGCCACCGGCACCTGTCCCGCCCCCGCCGCCTGTCGCGGCCCCTTCGCCATTGCCCCCCGTTGCCCGCCCGGCGCCCGTTGGCCGCCGCATTTACTCAAGAGGAATCCAATGACCCGCCACGACGATCTCCACGACCCCGAAGCCCTGCGCCTGGCAGCCCCCGCGCCCGGCCAGGACGATGAGGCCGAGCCTCACGCCGACTATGAACAGCAGAACCTGGACCAGCTGTGCGAGCGCTGGGTGGCCTGGAAAGCCACTCGGCGCTTCTACGGGCCATCGCCGAGCATGGGGTCGATCCTGGGCCAGCTCAGCGGTGCGCGCACCAGGCCGCTGCGCACCGATGGGCCGAACGCTGCCTGCAGCGCTGAGCTGGCGGCATTCCATCTCGCGTACCAGTGCCAGCCGGATGCACTGGACAAGCGGGTGTTCGACCTCTACTACGTGCATCGGGTCACGCCCGTGAAGGTCGCCGCCTCTGCGCTGGAAATCAGCCGACAGCACTACTACCTAGTGCTGGCCTCGTTCCGAAAGCGGCTTTACTCTGCGTCACAGGCCATTCTTGAGGAATGGAATCCAGGCAATAGCGCAGAAGTCAAGGAATAAAGTGTCAGCTCTGGATATGACAATTTAGGCCTCGCTTTGATATGACACTTTGGCCCAAAATTGGCATCAATTCAGGTAGGTCTAAAAAATCCGCCTGACGCAGAAAACATCCTCCCGACACCCAACCGCAGCAGCGAAAGTCGGTATCAGCCCCCGGTCTCCGAAAGGAGTCGGGGGCTTTGTTTTGGAGACTCCATCCATGCTTTCCATCCAACGCACGGGCGCCTCGATCGCCGACGTGATCGCGTCCGTGCGCGGTGTGCCGTCGCGCATGATCCCCTATGCGGCGGCCACGGCGCTGACTCGCTGCGCCAAGCAGGCACAGGCCGAGGATCTGCCGGCCGAGATGCGCAAGGTGTTCTCCAACCCCGTTCCCTACACGCTCAACGCGCTGCGCATCGAGCCCGCCACCAAGGACAACCTGATGGCGCGCGTCATGGTCAAGACCGGCGCGCATGCCCCGGGCGTCGCCCCGGAAAACTTCCTGTTCCCGGAGGTCGAGGGCGGCGTGCGCAAGCACAAGGGTCTGGAGATGGCCCTGCGCTACCAGGGCGTGCTGTCGCCCACGCAGTACGCCATGCCGGGCGCAGCGGCCAAGCTGGACGCCTACGGCAACGTCAGCGGCGCCCAGGTTCGCACCATCCTCAACGCCCTCAAGGGCATCCGCGCCGCCAGCTCCACGCGCGACCGTGCCACGGGTGCCAAGCTGCGCAAGGGCCGGCGCCTGGCCAACGACATGTTCGTAGGCCAGCCGCAGGGCGGTGGTCGGCCTGACGGCATCTGGCGGCGCGAGGGCAAGCGCCTGCGCGCCCTGTTCGTCTTCACCAGCGACGCGCCGGACTACTCGGTTCGGCTCGACTTCAGCGGCACCGTGCAGCGTGTGGCGCTGGCGCGCTTCCGCCCCGAGTTCGAGCGTGCGATCGCCGACCTGCAATCCAAAGGATCTTGGTAATGACTGATGCCGCCACTGAGCTGACGCAGGAGCGCGAGCGCCTGCAGTCCTATCTCGACGCCGAGCAACGCATCCTGAACTCGCAGGAATACATGATCGGCAACGGACAAACCGCCAGGCGCAACCGCCGTGCCGATCTCGAGCAGGTTCGCGCAGGGATCGAGCAGTGCCGCGCCAATATCGAACGCCTGCAGGGCCGGGCCGGCCGCGTGCGCCGCGTCGCTTACCTGTCCCCCCGGTAAACGGCCATGGAACTCAATCTGCTTGACCGCGCGATTGCAGCGGTGGCTCCGGGCTGGGCGGCCGATAGGGCGCTGTCCCGCGCTAAGGTCCAGACGCTGGGGGCAATGCAGGCCATGGGCGGCGAGATGCCATCCGCCGGCTCTGCCTCTCCGCGCCGCTTCTGGAACCCGCGTCCCCGGGATGCTCGGTCGGACACGATGCGCCAACTGCCTTTCCAGCGTGGCGCCTCGCGCGAGCTGGCGCGCACCAGCCCCATCGCCGTGGGTGCCATCAACACCAACATCGACCGTGTCGTGGGCACGGGCCTGGCGCTCAGCGCGCAGCCGAACCTCGCCGTGCTGGGTTGGTCCCGCGATCGCGCCCTTGCCTGGAAAGCCAAGGTACAGCAGGAATTCAGCCTGTGGGCCGACAGCACCGAGTGCGATATCGAGGGCAAACAGAATTTCTACCAGCTGCAGGCTCTGGTGCTGCGGTCGGCGCTGGAAAGTGGCGACTGCTTCTCGCTGCTGCCTGATGGCGAGCGCACGGCCACCCAGCCCTACGAGTTGCGCATCCAGGTGCTGGAAGCCGACCGCGTCGGCAACCCCGGCGGCAAGGCCGACAGTGACACCGTCTCCGGCGGCGTGCGACTGAACGCCCACGGTGCCCCAGAGGCCTACCACCTGTACGACAAGCACCCGGGCAGCGGCTTGCCGACAGCGGGAGGCGCTTACAGGGGCGAATGGATCGAGCGCCTGGGCCGCAGCGGCCGCCGCCGCATGCTGCACCACTTCCGCTGCCTACGCCCGGGAATGCCCCGGGGCGTGCCTTACCTGGCACCAATCATCGACTGCATTAAGCAGATCTCGCGCTATACCGAGGCCGAGATCATGGCGGCGGTGCTGACCGCCTACCTCACGGTGTTCATCGAGGCGCCAGGCGGCAACGCGGCGCCGGTGTTTGACGGCGGCAGCGCGACGCACAGCGAGGCACCTGCCGACATTGCCCTGGGCATGGGGGCCGTGGTTGGGCTGGCACCTGGCGAGAAGGCAACCTTCGTCAACCCGTCCCGGCCGAATCCCAATTTCGAGCCCTTCATTCAGGCAGTCATCAAGCAGATGGGTATCGCCCTGGGCCTTCCCTTCGAGCTGCTGGTCAAGCAATTCAACGCCAGCTATTCCGCCAGCAAGGCTGCGCTGCTGGATGCCTGGGTGTACTTCCGCAGCGTGCGCTACTGGCTGTCGCTGAGCTTCTGCCAACCCGTGTTCGAGACCTGGCTGGCCGAGGCCGTGGCCATTGGCCGCGTGCCCGCGCCGGGCTTCTTTGCCGACCCGCTGCTGCGCTGGGCCTACACGCGGGCCGCCTGGCCGGGCGACAGCATGGGCAGCATCGATCCCAAGGCCGAAGTGCAGGCCTATGTGGAGGCCATCGACGCGCGGCTGATGACGCGCGAGCGCGCCGAGTGGGAACTGTTCGGCAGCGGCTGGGACGAGACCTACGACCAGAAGCTAGCCGAGTACGAGCGCCTGGTCAAAGACGGAATGCTGCCCACGCCCAAGGCCGGCGCTGCGGCGCCCCAGCAACCCAAAACAACCCCTCCGAAACAAGCCCCCCAGGAGCAGGAATGAGCACTGATCTCGCCCCCTTGACCGAGTCCCACCACCACCGCCGCCGCATGGTGTTCGACCCGACGATCAACCTCGGTCACATGCTGACCTTCGTCGGCTTTCTGGTGGCTGGTTTTTCTGCGTACAGCACGCTGGACAAGCGCGTCAGCGTCACCGAGATCCAGGCCACCGTCGCCATCGAGCGCATGCGCGAGCAGGACTCGCGCATGAAGGAAACGCTGACGGACATCCGACGCGACGTCAAGGATCTGCAGAAGTCCATGAACGATGTGAACCGCTACCTGAGCAGCGGGCCGAGCAGGGGAGGCTGACACCATGACGCTGCACGACATGATCCTTGGCGCCTGGGCCATCGAGCCGGGCATGCTGCGGGAGATCCAGGGCATCTACGCCATGCATCTGCGCGGCGAGAAGCTGGACCTTGACGCCATCGAGGCCCGGCTGGGCCGGCCGCTGGCGCACGAACAGCAGGAGTACGAGGTCTTGCCCGGCGGTGTGGCGCTGTTGAAGCTGTCCGGTGTGATGGCCCCCAAGGCCAACCTGTTCATGCGCGTCTCGGGCGGCATCAGCACCCGGCAGGCCACGCTGCAGATCGAAAGCGCCCTGGCAGACGCGCGGGTGCGCAGCATCGTGGTAGCGATGGATACGCCCGGCGGCAACGTGATCGGTGTGCCGGAGTTTGCCCAGGCCATCCACGATGCCGGTGCCATCAAGCCGCTGGTCGTGCACGCCAGCGAGATGCTGCTGAGCGCGGGCATGTGGTCCGGCAGCGGCGCCAACGCCATCTTTGTCAGCGGCTCTGTCGTCAGCGTGGGAAGCATCGGCGTGGTGGTGGACCGTGAGTTCGACCCCTCGTCTCGCGTGCAGCAGGAAAGCATCACGGCGGGCAAATACAAGCGCTTGTCCAAGCCGAACGAGCCCCTGTCCGATGAGGCCCGGGCCGTTGTGCAGGCGGACGTCGACTACGTCTACACGCTGTTCGTGGACGACGTTGCGCGTTACCGGGGCGTCAGCGCCGAACAAGTTCTGGAGCACATGGCCGATGGCCGCGTGTTCCGTGGCCAGCAGGCCATCGATGCGGGGTTGGTGGACGGTGTCTCCACCCTCGACGCATTGCTGGACCGCATGGCCGCAGATCCCACCGAGTTCGCGTCGCGCCGCAAGGCCGTGATCAAGCCGGTGGCCCCGTCAGCAAGCGCCGGTGCTGCGCCCAAAGACAAATCCTCAACCCGTGATCCAAAGGAAACAGCAATGTCCGATTCCATCACGCGTGCGTCTTTCGAGCAGGACCACGCCCCCATTTTCGCGGCCATCAAGGCCGAGTTCATTGTCCTGGGCGCCACCCAGGAGCGCGCCCGCATCAAGGCGGTCCTCGCCGTGGGCGAGGGCCTGCCAGGCCACGAGGAACTGCTGCAGGGCCTGGCCTTCGACGGCAAGACCTCGGCCGCCGACGCCAGCCTGGCGGTGCTGGGCGCTGAGAAGGCGCTGCGTGCTGCTGCCATCGAGGCCCACAAGCAAGATGCGCCGCCAGCTGCCAAGGGCAGCGCCGCCCCGGCCGACAAGGGCGAAAAGACCAAGGCGCAGCAGGTCGAAGAGGCCAAGGCCGTGGCGAAGGAGCAGGGCATCAGCCTCGTCGCCGCGCTCAAGGAACTGGGCTACGCCAGCTGAGCGCCCGGATCGTCAACCCCCTCACTAGGAGCACAACATGCCCTCCGGGAACATTTCCACTCTGACCCTCACCGTGGTGGCGAGCGCCGCCGTCTCGGCCGAACGCTTCGTCACGCAGTCCGGCGGCTATCCCACCGCCGGCGGCGTTGCCTTCGGTGTCACGCGCACCAGCGCAGCCCAGGCCGGTGATCTGCTGCCCGTCGATGTGCAGGGCACTTCCATCGTCGAGGCGGGCGCTGCCATCACCCTGGACGCAGCCCTGATGGTCGACGCGCAGGGCCGCGTCGTGCCATTGACCGTGGGCAGCAAGAGCCCCGTGGCCCGAGCGCTCGGCGCAGCTGCCGCAGAGGGCGAGCGCATTGAGGTGCTGCTGGTTCCGTCCGCCGGCCTGGTCAGCGCTGCCGCCTGATCCATCCATCCCCTGATCAATTCTCTGGAGAAACTCATGCAACCCAATCTGTCCGATGTCCGTGTCATCGATCCCATCCTCACCGAGGTGGCGCGCGGCTATGGCTCGCCGAATGCCAAGATCGCCAGCATTCTGTTCCCCATCGTGTCGGTAAAGCAGCGCGGCGGCACCATCCTGACGTTCGGTCCCGAAAGTTTCCGTCTGGTGAACACGGCCCGAGCCCCTGGCGCGAACACCAAGCGCATCCAGCTGGGCTACGCCAAGGGCGAGTATTCGCTGGTGGACCACCGCTTGGAAGGCGAGGTGCCTCTGGAGAACGGTGACGAGGCTCAAACGGTTCCTGGCATTGATCTGGGCGCCATGGCAGTCAATACGGTGCAGGACGTGATGGCGAACGAGCGGGAGAAGCTCGCGGCTGACCTGGCGCGCAACCCGGCCAACTATCCGACGGAGAACAAGGCGGCCTTGTCTGGGACCAGCAAGTGGACCGACCCCAACAGCAATCCGGCCGAAGATATCAACGAGGCCAAGGAAGTCATCCGCAAGAAGATCGGCAAGAAGCCCAACGTCATGACCGTTGGTCCGAAGGTGCTGTCGGCGCTGCGTAACCATCCCAAGATCCTGGACCGCATTAGCGTGACGGTGGATCGCGTGCCTGCGACGATCGATCAATTGCAGCGGCTGCTTGAGATCGACCGTATCGTCGAGGGCGAGGCCACCTACTACGACGGGAACGGCTTTCAGGACATGTGGGGCCTCGACGCCATCCTGGCCTTCACCACGCCGGCCTCTATGCAGCAGCGTGGATCTCCCAACTACGGCTACACCTACCAGCTCCAGGATCGACCCCAGGTCGAAGAGCCGTACTTTGAAAAAAATCCGCAGACCTGGTACTACCCGGTGTCGGACGCCTACCGTCCGGTGTTGGTCGGCGCCACGGCCGGGTTTCTCTTCCAGGGCGCGGCAGCGTAACGGCCATGCCGAAGTACACCGTACTGTCGCCCGTCAAGCATGACGGGAAGCGCCACAACGTGGACAGCACCATCACGCTCAAGGCCGACGAGGGCGCGGCCCTGGTCGCGCTGGGCGTGCTGGAGGACCCAGCGATCGACGCAGCCCGTGCTGCAGCCGAAAAGGCCGAAG